ATTGGCAGAGATGGTACAATGCCTTGGCATTTACCAGATGACTTAAAATATTTTAAGGAGAAGACGAATGGAAGTATTATTATCATGGGCCGGAAGACTTTTGATACCCTTAGCGGAGTGTTGCCTAATCGAGAGCATTGGATATTATCAAGAGAAGAAGAATCAAGAATCAACAAAGATAACAATCCAAATGTAAAAGTTTTTCATGATTCATTTTCTGTAGTCTCAGCATTAATGCGAGATACAAGGGATGGATATGTCATTGGTGGTGGTGCTATCTATAAGATGTTTTTACCTTTTGTTTCTACTTGTTATGTAACAGAAATAGAAACAGAAATTAATGATGGAGATACTTTCTTTAAATTGCCTAATTATTTTAAAGAAACTAGACGTGTTTACCATCCAATCGATGAAAAACATAAATTTGGATTTTCTTTTGTAACATATGAACGAACTCGACCTTTAGAGTAACTATAACTAAATCTCATAGATGAAATTCGATAACCCTAATGGTTATCACATTTTCAATAAAAAACAATATCTTGTATATGACAAATTGGAATACTACAAGATATTGTTTTCTTTTATTGTTTTGTAGTAATATAAAAGTCGAGAACAAAAATTTTCATATAATATTTTTTTAAGTAAAGGAACAAAAGAATATGCAAATTAAAAAACGCGATGGGCGTTTAGTTGATTTTGATAAAAATAAAATTATTGTTGCTATTGAAAAAGCAATGCATTCGCCACAAGGTAAATTTATTAAAAATCAAGCGAAAGAAATTTCTAATATAATCGAAGACGAAAAATTAAATTCTGTTTCTGAAATAGAATCACGAGTTTATTTTTTATTAACTGAAAAAGATAATGCTGAAACTGCTAAGGCATATGAGGCTTATCGAGCAGTACAGGCTTTTAGACATATAAATAATACTTCTGATGATGCTATTCTTGGATTAATTAATGGAACAAATGAAGAAGCTATTAATGAAAATTCAAATAAAAGTGCATATGTTGCAGCAACTCAACGAGATTTAATTGCTGGTGAAGTATCTAAAGATATTGTTAGAAGAAAATTGTTACCACAAGATTTAGTAGAGGCACACGATAAAGGAATCTTGCATTTACATGATATGGATTATCTTTTACAGCATATTCATAATTGTGATTTGTTAAATATTCCAGATATGTTAAGAAATGGTACCGTAATTAATGGTAGTGCAATTGAAACTCCAAAATCATTTCAAACTGCATGTACAATTACCACGCAGATTATTGCTTGCTGTGCTTCTAACCAATTGGGCGGGCAGTCAATTAATGGTATTGATGAAATGTTAGCTCCATATCTTTTTAAAACATACAAAAAATATTTAAAATTCTTTGCTGATGAAAAAGATGCTGAGTTATTAGCAGAACGTATGATGAAAAAAGAATTAAGTGATGGTGTTCAAACTTTACAGTATCAAATAAATACTTTAATGACAACTAATGGCCAAACTCCTTTTGTTACATTTGCATTAAATTTTAATCCTGATGGTAAATATGCTAAATATGCTGCATTAATTTGTGAAGAAATTTTAAAACAAAGACTAAAAGGAATTAAGAATTCTGATGGTGTATATACAACTCCAGTGTTTCCTAAATTAGTTTATTGTTTAGATGAACATAATGCAGAAGAAGGAAGCAAATATTATTATTTAACTAAATTAGCAGCTGAATGTACAGCTAAACGGATGTATCCAGATTATGTATCTGCAAAAGTTATGAAAGCTAGATATGATGGACAAGTATGGTTCCCAATGGGCTGTCGCAGCTTCCTTTCTTTATGGAAAAATGAAAAAGGAGAATATCAATTTGATGGGCGGTTTAATCAAGGTGTTGTTTCTGTAAATCCAGTTCGATGTGCAATTCTTGCAAAAGGCGATATTAATAAATTTTATGAATATTTAGATAAAGCATTAGAGCTTTGTCATAAAGCATTGATTTATAAAACAAATAACCTTAAAGGAACTAAGTCAGATATTGCTCCTATTTTGTGGCAACATGGTGCATTAGCAAGATTAAAACCAGGAGAAACAATTGATAAATTACTTTATGGTGGTTATTCAACGTCTTCTTTGGGTTTTATTGGTATTTATGAAACAGTTAAGTTGTTAACTGGTGAATCTCATTCTAAACATCAAGATTTAGCATTAGAAATTTGTCAATATATGAGAGATAAATGCGAACAATGGAAAAAAGAAGATAATGTTGCATATGGCTTATATGGCACACCTGCGGAAAGCCTATGTTATACATTTGCTAAAAAGCTTAAAAAAGAATTTGGTGTTATTAAAGATGTTACTGATAAAGGTTATTTAACAAATAGTTTTCATTATGATGTTAGAGAACCAGTTGATGCATTTACTAAATTGGAATTTGAAGCTCCATTCCATGCAATTGCAAGTGGTGGTTGTTTATCTTATATTGAAATGCCATCTATGACAAATAATGTAAAAGCAGTTGAACAAATTATTAATTATATCTATCATAATATTCAGTATGCTGAATTTAATACCAAATTAGATTATTGTTATAATTGTGGTTACGAAGGTGAAATTGAATTTAAAAATGGTGATTGGGAATGTCCTCAATGTGGAAACCGAGACCATTCAAAGCTTGTCGTAACGCGGAGGACTTGCGGCTATTTGGGTTCTAACTTCTGGAATGAAGGTCGTACTAAAGAAATTACTTCTCGTGTTCTTCATTTAGATGATAATTAATATATATAATGTTAAAATAGTTCTTCTTATTTAATTAATAAGGAGAACTATTTTATTTTATATTATGAGGAAGAGCATATGGATTTTAATCCTATAGATTTTATTGTATTGTTATTTCTTGTTTTTCTTCTTTATCTATTATATAAATGGATTAAAGAAGATAAAGTAGAAAAGAATAATCAAGAAGAATTAATTTTATTAGATGCAGATGATGCCCACGCTTTAGCAATAGAATATAATAGAAAGTATTTTTTAATTGCTCATAAGAATTCTATGAAACATATTGTTGAAGGGATTAAAGAAGCATCTAGTGCTGGTAAGTTTGAATATAAAGTTACTATATTTAATAATGAATATTCAAAAGATTTAATTAAGTATTTAGAGAAAAAAGGATATGTTGTTGATTCTGCTCAAATTGAATTAGATGGCAAACGTATTATTTTAACTATTAAATGGTAAAGGTGGTGAGGACATATGATGGAATATATGCCATGGCTTTTATTAGTTCCTGTAATTATAGGAACATTATTCTTAATATATAAATGGACACAATATAGTTGTGAAATAAAAATATTACAAAAAGAAGCTAAATATATTGAAAATAATAATAAAGCAATAATGGATTCTCATACAGCCAATGCTTTATCTACTGAAGTTAATACAAAAAAATTCAATAAGAAATATGGTGTTTTACTAGATAAAATTAATATGTATATGCAAGTCGCTATTGAACAAGGCAATTATGAATGTCATGTGCCTGTCGCTAAAGAAGATAATAAACCTAAAGAAATAATTGGTTATCTTGAGGGCAAAAGATATATTATTAATTATATTGAATTGCCATCAGATAAATTATATAATGATTTAAGGATTTATTGGGGCGACTATTAATGTTAAGTGCCTTGTATAATATAGTTAAATTATTCATTTTTAATTTTTAGAAAGAGAAGGTTAAGTGTATATGAAAACAAATAAATTAATTTTAACAGCAGCTATTGTATCTTGTATTGGTAGTACAGCTATGGCGGCAACAACAAATATTGATAATTCTGTTGGTGGTAACGCTGGTAATTATAACGCAGAACATTCTTTATTTATTGGTCGTGACCATACAATTAATGTAGCAGAGGCTGGTTTTAAACCAGCTCAAAATGTAGCTATGTTGGGTGACGACAATCACGTTCATCCCGATGCTCAAAGTGTATTAGTGACAGGTCACAATAGTAATGTTATGGCATCTTATACTGTTACTGGTGGTATGCATAATACCATCCATAAAGAAGCTACTTATGCTTTAACAGCTGGCTAGCAAAATTCTAATAACGGTGAAGCTAGTTTGGTTGTCGGCCATACTAATGCTGTTTGGAAAGCAAAGAATACATTGATGTTTGGTGAAAACAATAAAATTAATGAAGGAGCTAATAACTCTTTTGTTGGTGGCGAATCTTCTGAAGTTAATGGTAAAAATTCTTTTGCTTTTGGTAATGGTGCTGTAGCTGACCGTGCAAACACAGTAAGTGTTGGCTCTAAAAACAACGAACGTATTATTACAAATGTAGCAGCAGGTGAAATTTCTGCTACTTCTACTGATGCCATTAATGGTAGTCAATTACATGCTGTTGCTTCTGAAGTAGAAAATAATGCTAATGCTATTAAAATGAATTCTGATACTATTAAAGAATTAACTAATACAAATAATAATAATTTTGCTACTATTAATAATAATTTAAATAGTTTAGATACAAAAATTAATACATTGGATTCCAAAATTAATGCTAATCAAAAAGAAGCTCGTAAGGGTATTGCATCTGCATCTGCTTTAGCGGCATTGCATCCATTAGATTATAATCCAGACCATAAAGTAGATATTATGGCTGGTGTTGGTCATTATCGTGGCAATACTGCTGTAGCATTAGGTGTAGCATATCGTCCAAATGAAAATACTATGTTTACTGTAGGTGCATCTATTAATGGCAAAGATACAGCTATCAATGCTGGTGTAAGCTATAAAGTTGGGGCTAAAGATATTCAATATCGTAGTCCAGCTTCTATGGCTAAAGATATTGATGATTTAAAGGCTATCATTAACCAGTTAGTTCAAGAAAACGAAGCTTTAAAAAATCAAAATAAATAATTATTTTTCAAGGAGTATATATGTATATTTTAAATTTTTATGAAAACTATAATCAGCTAAAAACGAGCGTTGCTTCTTCAAATTTAGATGACGCATTATCATCTATAAAAAATATTGCGTTTCTTTATGTTAATGGATGGCACAAAGAACACGAATTAGTTACTTTCAGAATTGAAGTGATTAATCAAGAGGCTGAAGATATTCGAAATATTATTTGGAAATCTAAAAGAGGTTTCTTTGAAGTAGAGCTTGTTGAAAAATATGTACGTCATTTAATCAATAAGGAAACGTATCAAATTTGGGTTACGGATTATATAGATGATGAAAGCACTTGTAAGTTTGCAGATTAATTTTAAATAAGGTATATAATATAAATAAAGGCTCTCTTTTGTAGGGAGCCTTATTTTATATTTATGATAAGGTATAATAGAAATGAAATTTAAATGGAAAAAATTTTCAGAAGTTCTTCCTCTATTTGATAAATTAATAGTAGTACAGTTTGATGAATATGAATATTATGTTGGAAGATTGCGTATGCTAGATGAAGATAGTGGAGTGACTGTTATAAGTGAAAGTGACGAAACTTTATTTAATATGCCAATTAAAAAATTAAATTGTTGGGCATATATCGATGAACCTCCAACTAAAATTAGAAAAAATAGGAAATAATGTTAACTAAAGTTAAAGCAGTTATTATTATAATTGCTACAATTCAAAATATTATATTTGGATTTACTACTCCTACAGTACAAATATATTTTATGAGTCTGGTAAATGCTAGTACATTAAGTATTGCGAATTTATTAGACGCTGGATTAGCTGGCACAATTAATAGTTTTTTAAGTAAAAATTCTTTTAGAAAATTATTTAAAAAATATGCTCCTATAATTGGATTATTAGATGCTATAATATATGCAGTAATTGTATTATTTTCAATAGATGACCCAACAATTCGATTTATTGGTATAGCCATTTCTAATGGCACATTGGCTGCGATATGGGGTGTTATGTTACTAGATAGTATTAATAATACGATTCATGGAGATGAGTTAACATCTTTTAATAGTTTAAATAAATCTTGTTGTTTATTTGGTTCATTAATTGGTGGAGCGATAGGTGTAGCCATAGGAAATCATTTAGATATAAATACAGCTATTATATTGCAAGCTATAATGGTAGCTATTAATTCAATATCTGAATTATATGCATTCTATAAATTGGATAGTATGTAAAAAGAGGAAAATATGGTTTACGAATTTGAAAAAGAAAGAGTTGAACGAGCTTTACAAGATTATATTCATCTCTTTAATAAAAAATTTTTAAAAGAAATTCATAGTTATGAAGATGAAAACGGAAATTATGTTTTCTTTTATAAATACTATGATGTAATAGAAAATATGTATATGGTAACTACATATCCAGATTATGTAGATATTTCATGTTATTGGTTTGAATCTGGTAATTCAGTAGAAATTAAATAGAAAGGGAATAAATATGACAAGTCATGAGAAAAATCAAAAAGTAGCTATTTTATTAGCTATGTCTGCTCTAACACATAATTATGGTTATATGTTAGAACCAGAAGAGGTATCTAGTAAAATTAATGAAGATAATATGTTTGTTGTTTGGTATTGCAAAACATTACAAAACTGGAAAGCCTTAGTTGGTTGTATGGATATCAATGAATATGTAGAAGTAACTTACAACGGAAATAATGGCGAAACATATGTAGATATTTATAATAAAGCATTAAACGTTGTGTATACTAAAGACACTACAGAGGAAATTGCTAAATATGCTGTATGATATTAGTATTAATCCACCAATCATTTCTGTATTAACTATTATATTTATGGTTTGTATGGAAATGTTGTTAGTCATTTATGGCGATAGTGATTTTGAAAAACTTCAAAAAACTGAAGATATTAAAACACAGATTTTATTATTAATTAGTATATCTTTAAAAGCATTAGCGTTTTTCTTCTTATTAATTAATATTATTATTTTATATATAAAATTATAAGAAAGAGGCTTTCAATTATGGCTGATTGGTATAAAGGACAAGTTATCATTCGTGGTTCATTAGAAGCCATGTCTTATTTTGTTAAAGGCAATTTATATGATGATACTGTAACTAAATTCGATAATAATATTAAATTAGAATCGTTGCCTAATTATTTTTTAAGTGAAGAATATGGGTTAGTTACTATTGAGCGTACAGAAAAAGCAGAAAATGCAAATGAAAAACATACGTTCGATATTAAAAATATTGGTGATGCGTTTGGTCCATCTTCTCACTATAAAATTAATATTCATTATGATGAAGGCAAAAATGTTTGCTGGATGCAAATGAATATGGATTTTAGATATGGAATCGATGCTGATGCATTTTTAGATATTGCTAAAAAATATAAGTTAGATTTTAAAATATCTTGTGCTGATTGGAATGAAGGTCTTGTCGAAAAAGTTACTATTGTAAAGGGAAAACTTATAGAAGACGAAGAATATTCTTATTACGATGATAATATTGATGATGTCTTCTTTGAGAAATTATAGAGGAGTATATACATGAGAGACTTAATTATTATGAGAGGGTGTCCGGGTTCTGGTAAAAGTACAGCTATTAAAGAAGCTGGGCTTGAGAATTATGTGTTAAGTCCAGATACATTACGTTTAATGTTGCGGGCACCCGAAGTTACTGAAAATTTTACATATAGCATTAGTCAACAAGATAATGCTTTAGTATTTGAATTATTGGACAAAATGCTTATTAATCGTATGAAGACTGGTTCTCCTACGATTATTGATGCAACGCATTGTAGTTCTAGTAAATTTCATACAAAACAAATTAATCGCTATCGTGAACTTGCTAAGCAATATAAATATAGATTATTTTATTGGGAACCTGAGCGTGAAAGTATACAAACATATATTGATAGAAATAAATATCGTGATGAACTTAATCAAGTTCCAGAAAATGCAATTCGTAAAATGTATACTGCTTGGGAACATAATGGATTACCAAAAGATTTTGTTAAACTAAATACATTATCTTTCCGAGATGATTTTGCTAGTATCTATAAAGACATGTCTGATATGTATGAACAAGTTATTAT